CAGTGCCTAAATCTTGAGCGAAATTACCTACGTTTCTTGGGTTAGTGATTAAGTGTACAGAACCTGGTGCAAATACTCCGAATTGGTTAGCGCCCCAAGTTGTAGCAGTCTTTTGTGAATGGAAGAACTGGAAACCTAAAGCATCAGCTAAACGAGCTTGGTCGATACCATTTTGATTTAAACCGTAAGCTTGAGATAAATAATTCATCGCAAATCCGTGGATATGTCCATTTCCAACGATCATCGGTGTACCGCATAGTTCGTTAATAGCCGCATCAGTTAAGATACGAGTTAAACCTTCTGCAAAGTTTTGAGTTGAACCATTAAGGTTAAAGTTTACAGATGTAGATGTAGAAGCACCAGTACGCGCGTTAACTCCGAATTGAGTTGCCATAGCAGTTGTCAATTGAGTTTCCATTTTTGCATAAAGACCTCTCATCGCATGACGAATTGAATCTAAATGCTCGCTCATCATTCTTGTAGCTGGTAAACCAACTGCAACTGTTGCAGAAGCATCAGCGCAATATTGACGAATTTTATCGTCAGTGATATGCATCGAAAGTTGAACATATTTACCTAACTGAACTGTTGTTTCAGCATAAGCTGGGATAACATCAACTCCGCAATGTTCAGATGTAGAAACCTGATTTTCCGTTACTGGAGTTTTGTATTTCACGCGCACTTCACGGCGGTGACCTTCTCCATAAGCCGCAACGATTTCTGGTGCGTTTGGAGTTTGTAATAACATATTTAAGAAACCAGGTTGAGTCACCTTCGTTCCGTTATAGTTTTCATTGATTGTAGCAAGGTGTAACACCACTGCTTCGCAATAACCTAAAGCCATTTTATTTAATAAATTTAATTGTGATTTTAAAGCAAGAAAAATAATGTCTTTCGACAAAGTTTTTTATAAGGTCTGATGACCAAGAATTTTGTAAGACCTTTCGGTCAATGCTGCTTACTATTACAAAGGTATAAAAAAAAAGAGATAAGTAACAAGTACCTATCTCAATTTTCAACTGATTTGTGGAAAGCAAGAAATCTATAAAGAACGAAATTAAATTTTCATTTGTGAATTGGCGCGGATAGCGGCTAATTGTTCTTGTAAAAATTGTGTACCAGCATTTGCCGTTGGCGCAGTTGTACCAAAGTTTGTAGGTGCTTGTTGCGCTTGTTGACCAAGGTCTAACATTCGGTTATCAGCTACAATTTTATCAAGCAATGTTTTAAACTCTACTGGTTGGTTATTCTCAATATATGGTAAAGCTTCATCTTGTGCATTCACTAAAGCAAGTTTACCATTCTCAATTTTAACCTTTGCACCTTTGCTATCCAGGTATTGGTTCATTAAAGTTTTAGCCGACACTTTAGCCACATCTTTACTCAAAGTTTTGATGTAATTATAGCCGTTTAAAAGACCATCAATATGCAAATCTTTTAACTCATTGATGCGACTATTCTCAACTTCCTGAACTTGCCTTTGCGCTTCTTGTTTAATCCTTACGATTTCAGCATTAAGTTGGCTAATTTGGTCTGCATATTTTTTAGAATCGCCACTATTAGCGGATGCTTTTTTAGTCATTAATGCATCTATCTTTTCTTTTAATAGAGGTATCTTTTGATAAGTCGATTTAATCCCAGTGAACTCCGCTTTATCCTCATCACCAAACTCGTAAGCTTCCATTAGCTTTTGAAGTTCCGTTTCAACTGGATTAAGTGCCGCACCATAAAAGTGTGATTTAACCGCTGGATGGTACTTTGCCGTGTCCACGGTCATAATATTACTCGATGCGCTTTCCCAATTTTGCGGGATGTCATCTTGATTTAATGCTGGGTTGCCTAATAATTTTTTTAGGTTTTCGTCATCGCCTGGAATACCAGCCGCGATCATTACGTTGTTAAGTAGTTCAGATAGTTTCATTTTTCTTTAATTTTTTTGCTTGTTTGGTTGCCTCTTCTTTGATGGCATTAATGTCTAACTTTTGAAAAATCATTTCGGTTTTTTTCTCAATCTCACCTTCAGGTAAATGTGGTTTGATTGTGAATCTACCTTGGAATTTTTCCATGAGATGCTCTCTCATGTTGTCCTCGTTGGACTGCGGAATGATAGTGTTTAATTTACCATCAATCCATACTTCGATTTGTTTATCCATATCTATTTAAATTTATTAAGTAACTCTTTTGGAACTATCTTACTGCTGACTGGCATAAACTGATGACCACAATTCCAACCACCAGCTTTGACGGCTAAATTACTAACATTAGTGCCAGCTTCCAAACCTTCTGGAAGTCCAGTTTTTTTATTAATAGGTACTTTCTTGCCGTTTATATCTCCTCGTAAAAACTCATCAAACTGCGATTTGTGAACGAACTCCATACCTTCTTTTTTAGCATCTATTAATGCTTTGCAAAATGGACGCGATGTTGTTAGTAATGAACCTACATATTTATACCATTCTAAACCAAGGTCAGATACCGCCGTTTCATTGTATTGACGCGAATAGGTGTTTAACGCAGTTGTAGTATATGTCTTTGCATACTTTGCTAATGCACCATCACCTTCTTTAGTATCGGTCATGAATATACGCACCTGGTCAATCATATCTTCGTAAGATGCACTACCAGTTACGTTCTGAATTAAGATGTCATTAAGCTTATTTACTACGTTGGATTGAATCCCACTACCTAATAAATTTTCAGTTACACTATCTACCGATGCTATTTTAATTGCTTCAAAAACATCCGATGGTTTAAATTTCCCAGTGACCACACTAAAGTATTGAGAATTGATGTCGCTTACATCGTCAAACGATTTTAAAAATTCGTCAACTTTCTTTTTGTAGTTACCATCGACAATAGCACCTTCAAACTCCTTTTTTATTTGGGCGATTATCTTAATATTCTTAACCGACAATTTAACTGTATCACCAGTTTTGTCGAGGTCGCCCATTAACTTTACGATTTTGGCAAATGCCTTTTTCTGAACACTTGGGATTTGTTCGTTAAAAGCATTAACACTATCGTCAATAGTCTTAAGTAGTTGTTGGATTAGTTGTTCCTGGGATGGCATTATTTAGCTCTTCAGCGTAGCCGACTAAAATAGCAAACTTTTCTGACTTCGTTAAGTCATACCAATTACTATTTTCATCAATTGCTCGCGCTATGAATTTATTAATGTTATAATGAATTGTAATATCTGTTTTACTAATTACACCTAATTGGTTTGCCGTTAAAATTGAATCGTCACCAAGTCCAGCTAAAGGATCAAGTTCCATTCTCGAAGTTACTTGTTCAGCAATGGTTGGATTAGTGCTAAACTTTCTGCGTGCATATTCAATCTCCGCCGCAATAATTAAAGTCGCATCTACCTTTGCGTTAACCATTCGTGTGATATCATCTAACATAACACTATCGCTTACTATTTCGTATTTGATAGGCACGTTAATTTGTGGCAACATTGTAATTACATCCTCTTTAGAATAGATAGTTGAATATCTCCAAAGACCAGCTAAATAAGATGTCATATTAATGAAGTGAATCATATCTTCAGCCACCGCATAAACGAAATTATTTAACTCTTCAGCATCATATTGCTTTGCGACACCTGATTGTGCAAGTGGTTTCTCCGCTAAAAACTCCATATTGATAGCACTTAATGCATCGTATATACGTTGCTTAAATCTACTATCCATAATAGTAATAATCTCCGTTTGCTTTTGGATGTAAGCTGCTGGTGGATTTGGAGGTGTTTCTTTAAGTACACTATTTGAAATAACAATATGCTCAAATGGATTAAATGGATATTTACCTTTTCCATCGCACTCCGTACAACCTACCGCACCATTAGTTGAGTTAATCATACCACTACCTTTACATACGTTGCAATCAGCAGTTTCGTAAGTGTACATGGTACTAAAAATGTGTTGCACCATTTCAGCTTGAGCATCTGAATATTCACGTGCGCATTCATTTAATGCTGGTATCATCCCAGCTACACGTGTTTCGTAATGCCTTTCCTGATTAGTAAACTCAATTACAACACTACCAATTTCAAATGCTGGTAACTCCATTAAGTTGTGCTGATATGCCCACGCCTCGCGATACTTCCCATCCGCACTTATTTGCTCATAGCGGTACATATGTGTATCTGTCAAAGCATACACTACCTCGCCTTTCATCTCACCTTTGCCATTCTTAAAATAGTAATCTTCGTCACCATTCCAAATAAATAATTGGTTAGGTATAAACTCATAAACATATTCGGAATTAATTACTTCAGGCATTGGCTTGAAATATTCGTTCTCAAGTTTATTTAAGTTTAATGGCTTAACCACTACAATAGCACCAGCATCAATTAAATACTGACGCAAAAATACATCTGTTGCATATTTCTCAATGGTCTGAAAAGTTGGAAATCTTTTGTACATATACGTGTACAAGTCCTCGTTTTCTGCGATCAGTGGAAAGTCAACAGTACTTTTTGTAACGTGCCAGTCAGGTGACTTCTGAATTTTTTGTAGAGATGTTATAACTTTACTGCATGGTGCTTTAGTCATCGGTTGGTACACCGCCTCGCGCCATTGCTTTATATCTTTATGCTCACCAGGTCTACGGCGCTCAATTAATTCTTTAGGATATTCGCCTTCGAAGTGCCATGAATGCTCTTCATATTGTTCTAAATAATCTTCGTGATGTTCACGCCTTTTAGGTTGGTATTTGGAAAGGTATGGTGCTACCTGGTTTAATGTTAATTCCATTAAATTAATTTTCGTTCTTGGATGCGCATTTTATTTTCATACGTAAAAGTGGCTAACCCAGTTTTTGAACCATACCACTTAATGACTAAATTGTAAATACTTTGGATGTGTTTCGATGCCGAATTACCTCCTATTGATAATAACTCAAAGTTATTAAAAATTTGCTCACTCTTCATAAATTTATTCTCAATACCTTCCCAATAACTTGGTTTAAAAGGTACGAACTTTGGTTTCTTGTAACTTATAAGTAACGCGGGAACAATGCAAGCTTCATCAGGTACACCACCAGCAAAGTTCTTAAAGTAAAACTCGCCATTTAAAAACAATTCGTGGATGTCACGCGCCTTTTCAAATACTTTGGTATCTTCAAAATACATCAATTCCGAACTGCAATCGTACCATTTCTTAAGGTCGAACTTTTCTTTCATCTCCTCCACGTTTATCCATTCCGACACATTCACATCTACACCTCTACATACCATCACAAAAGGATTATTGTCGCACTTTTTAAAAATGCTCTCAACACTTTTGTACGGCGACACTATCATATCAGCATCTAAAAATAAGGTCTTCTTATACGGCGTTAATTTGTCCAACCAAAGTTTTGCATTGATGTAGCAAATTTTATTGCCACTCATATAATACTCGCCTGGACATTCGATAAGATTATCAAACACCGACATTTGCTTTTCAGTTAATCTAAATAGATTATTTGAATGCACTACTGTTATGTGTACATCAGGTGATGTGTGCTTAATTGATAAAGCAAGGTTGAACGCATACCTTCCATAAAGGTCGCTTCCAAGTGATAGGATTAAAACTCCTTTTTCCATTAACATGATTTATTAAATAGTGTTGGTTCAGATACCGCCATTAATTCGACACGGCTTTGTGCTAAAGCTTGCTTACCATTTTGCGCCCATTCAGGTTCGTAGTCCTCTGCGATAGCAAAGAATTGCGCACCATCGATGGTTAATGTATCACAAAGTAATTGAACTCGTATAACATCGTGCGTGCTTTCATCGGTATAATCAAACCATGCTTCTCGCTTCTTACCAGTTTGACCATAAGTACGTGTCATTTGACCATTTGAATAAAGATATGTTTCTGCTTTGGTTGGGTAGATAGGATTAAATTGAAGTAATCTTAAACGCTGACCTAATGTATATGTAACCGCCGTATCATCGGAGTTAAAGAAAAGGTCAAACGCATAACCACTATTATCACCTTCTACCCAAACAGAACATGGATGTGTACCAGTTGCTTTATAATTAATTCGTGTCCATGATGTATAATCAGTGTCACCACAATTACTACCTAAAATAGTTATGTCATAACAACCACTTGCCATAGGATTACCAGTGTCAATATTATTTATTTGCCCAATATCAAAGCACCATATTAATCTATCTTGGTAAAATTGCACTGGGAAAGTAGGATGTGCGCTATCAAATTCCTCACTTACTGCTACACCATTTTGACTTATTACACATTCATAAGCATAACACATTTCATAAAAATGAAAATCATAAATTAGTCCTCCAACCGCTAAAGCATTATCTGTCATTAAATAAATAGGATCAGTCGATGGCGCAGTAAAGTAATAATCGTATTGTCTATTTTCAGTAACAGATGTTAAAATATTATTTGCATCATCGTACCAACTAATTGAACCATTAGTAAGATTAGCCACTTTAAATGATAGACGATAGTTTTGAGCATTAGTTAAATTAAATGCAGTTGTCAAGCTTTGGTTAATATCCTTGCATTGCCATCCGTTTAAACTTTCAACATACATCCATCCGTCAACTAATCCACTGTCAGGAACAAAATTAGATACCCAAGTTCCCACTACACGAACATTTTTGATATTAACTTTCGCACCATTATTTTGATTTGCAAAAGCTAAAAAGTCACCAGCATATGAACTTAAATAGACCGTATATCGTCCATCAATATTAGGAGTTGCACCATCTATAAGTTGCGAGTTCCATGTTTGTGTTGCAAGGTCGCCCAAGTAAACAATAATATCACCAGCGGTTATGTCAGCTTCAAAGCTAATCATATACATATTACCAGGATTATCGATGTACTGACCAATTCCTATCTCCGCTGGTTTAGAATTGTAAGTTGTTGCACCACCATTAGCAAAATAAAACCATGATGTTGACCACGTTCCAAACAAACCATAATCAGTACCAGTTACAACATCTACCTGATACCAATCATTTAAAGAGTTAGCAAAGTTTGCATTCTCAAATTCATTGGTGTAATTTAAACTGCTATCAAATGTTACTACTTCAGTCGATGGTATATTTTTAACTTGAATGCAAATTTCATCACCATCTTCAAGCAACATATTGTACTTTTTTTGGTCGCTATTCAAACAAGTTTGTGCATCAAATATCGGAGGATCAAACTGTATTGGTTGGTTAGGTATATTTTCAATTGCCATTTTCGGTCGCTTTAGATGTGTTTAGTGTGAATTGTGCTTGACCAGTGATAGGCGAATACTTTATTTCTTGTATCCAACCATTTCTAATCTTTTGTCCATTCATTGCAAATTTAACGTTTCCTATCGGATTATTAAGGATGCGTAACCATTCAGGTTCGGTCATGGGATAATTAAACTTATGAACTTTAACGCGCAAGTCATCAGCATTTACATTATTAAAGATACCACCAAAAATACTTGTTGCCGTACATCGTAAATAAGTTGCCTCATCAGTTAACTCAATGCCCCAGGTAACATCTCCAGTAGCTACATTGAAATAATGAAAATTAAAATTGTAACCAGTACCTTGCGGTATTGAGCGCATAAACATTTTAATGTAATCACCTTGCACCATGCTTATACTGGTATTTGTTAATGTCGCAGTTTTGTTACCACTACTTGCCGTAAATCCCCAAAAATGGTCATCTTGATTACCACTATAAAAGTTATTACGAGTGCCAAAATGATATCTTGCTTTTTCAGTTCCAGCATTATCATAATGCACTAAATAATGTTGCACTAAAACTATACTTGTACCAGTGCTAATACTACCAGTTTGGAAAGTTATTTGTGCCTCAAAATTGTAAACCGCAGTTTCTAAAGCATTGTATTGATGTGTTGCCGTATCAAAGTAATTGCCGTAATCATAAATTTCAGCCGTTAAAAAATCGCCTAATTCAGCAACCGTGTTTAATAATCCAGCACCATGTGCATTAGCAGTTGACACTGGTGTATCAGCATAAGCATATACTTGCCCAGTTGTGGAGGATGCATAATAACTTGCTAACTCTGCGGATAAATCTTGACCATACCTTTGAGATATGTGATCATTGTTTAGTAACTCATTATAGTAATAGTAATCAGGTACTGTATTGATAAAATTTGAGTTGGTTGTGCGACCAGTAGTGAAAGTTAAACTTTCAGTCGATAGCATCACAATGTCACTATCATAACTTTGGTCTAAATTCTGAACCATCTTTTCAATTAGGTTACTACTTGTTATCCAGTCCGCAGTAAGGTCTAATGTCAAGTCAAGGTTACAAGTTCCTAATAAGTGAAACTCCTCCTCGCGGAATCCGTAAAATGTAATTGCTTCAGGGAACTTATAAATAGAATTGTAATCTACTGGTGAGCCAAACTTAACCTTTGCATAAAGCTTGTCGGTATCAAAAGAAGTTATGATTTCATCAATGTTTTGCGCATCAAATATTTCGGATGTGTTAAATCGATACTCTGCTGGTTCAATACGAACTGTTGGTTTACCTAACTTGCCATAAGGATCTTCAACTAATAACACTAATGGTATGCGCTTATTTACCTCTTCATATAACTCAAGAAAACTAAATTGCGTCCATCTACCACTTAATGCACTGACCGTACCTTTACGCATACGATAGCCAGTAGTCAAAGCTATACCACCATAAATACCAGTATATGCAAATGCATCAGACCTAAAGTCAATCGTATTATCCGACATAAAGTCAATCATATAACGGAAAGCATCCCACACACGCGCACATTCAACCTCGTATTTAAACGTATTACCTAATACACTATAAACATCTACCGTGTATTGGTTACAATTTGTAACCACCTCACCATTTTTAGTTTTACCACTATCAAGTGCGGTCTTAATATTTTTATTGTTATTGATGCGTGAGAAAAATGATTTATCGACAACCTTACATTTAACCGTACAAGCACGCTCGTTAACCTCGCAGTCAGTAAGCAATATGTTGCCACTAAAAATTAAATAGTCAACCTTATCGCACGTGCTAAATATCTCGCAAGGTATACTTTCACAAAAGCTATCGTTGTTTATCTTATCATAAATGTAAGCAAATCCGCTACCAGCAAAATCCAAAGTATATTCCTGATATTGCAAAAATAAATTATATTGCTTATCGGTCTTAATGGTAAAGTTAATGTCTTGCCAGTTCAATGCTGGGTCAACCTCTAAATAGTCAAGTGTAAACTTTATCATATGATATAACGATTATTTAGGCGACTACCGATTTCATTTGCTATCACTTTACCTATTGTTTGAGCATTCTCTACCGTCACATTTCTATTCTTACTCATTGCTCTACTCAAAGCATACGTGTCAACTGTTGCTACAAGGTCGCCATTAGTGCCGTTTTTCTTGCCTCTAACGAACGAATTAATGTCAGATGCACTTATCTTTTGTTCGTAGATTGCACGTATTGTAGGGGCGTATTTCTTGTTTATTGCAGTTGGAATAACCGCCTCACCTGGTTGTAGCATTGCCATTACACTATCTCTTCCCATGTCCACACCTGGTACTGATAAAGTACCTTTTTGATACTTTGGTAAAGGTGTTGCGATAATCTTTGCAAGGTTAGCACCAGCCACCGCAGTAGTTAATGCAAGTACCGCTGGGATTGCAGTAGTAGGTGCATTTAATGCGTTAATTAAAGCTGATGCAAAGTCAAGTGTAGCTTTGAAAATAGCCGCTTGTTTATCGGCAACATCCGCTCTATGCTTAATTTCGTTTAACTTCTTTTGATATTGCTCTTCAGAAATTAGACCTTTATCCTTTTGCTCTTTTAATAGTTGCTCTTCAGCATTTAATTGTTGCTTTGTAATGTCTAATCCGATGTCTGCAAAATTACCAACCGCCCCAACAATTGCATCCTTAATAGCTAATTCAGTAGCTAATCTTTTCTCTGCATTTTTCTGCGCATTTTCTGCGGTTTTATCTTGAGCATCTTGCTTTTCCTTTTCAGCATCTACAACCGCCTTGGTTACCTTATCAGTTATAGTTAATTGTGCCGTTTGATATTCAGTATTTATCCTTTCACGTTCAGTTAAAGAAAGCGTTTCATCAGCTAATATCTTTGCATACTTGTCATCCAACGCATCCATTTCAATTTGCGCTTGCTTAACTGGATCAGCTTCTTGTTTTAAACGTAAAGCAATCTTTGCATCAATTAACTTTTGCTCTTCGTCTAATTCCTTTTTAAGTTTATCTTGGTTTGCTTTCTCTTCTTGAGCATTTAAACCTAATTTAACTCCATAGTAATTTTCCCAAAGTATCTTTAATTGATTTGCAGTTGCACCACTCTCTTCCAAATGTGCCTTCTCATATTCATAATTCTCTTTTGCAAATTGTTGTTGAAGTTTTAATTTCTCTTCAGATGATTTAGCTTCGTCAACTTCATTCTTTTGCTTTAACTTTTTAAGAGTGAACTCTTCCTGAAATGCTTTTTCAGCTTCCGCTTTCTCCTTTGCTCGGTCAGATGCTCTTCTATCAGCCGCTTGTTTTGAATCTCGTATATCCGCTTGCCTTTGTTTTTCTCGAGCGATATTATCTTTTAATTGCTGACTTTCAGTAACGGCACTAACACCAATTGCACTTGCCTCAAGTATCTTATCGTTAGCCGCTTTTTGGTCAATTAAACTTTTATTATCAGCTAAAAATTTATCATTAATAACTTTTAATCTATCATTCTTTTGCTTTTCAGTCTGACCATACCTTTCAGAATACTCTTTAGCTTTCTGAAGATCCTTATCTAATATCGCTTGTTTTTTGCTTAATGCCTCTTCAATTGGTTTATTGTCAGCTAAAGCTTTTGCAATTGCTTTTTGATAATCCTCAATAGATTTACCAGCTTCTCTCGCATTCTTATTTATGTCCGCTTGACCTTGGGACATTTTACCTATCATTACATTGTATTCATCACTTGCATCAATTGCATTATAAATACTATTGTTGACTTTATCAATTATATCTTTTAACTCTTCTTGAGTTGTCTTTAATTTTTCGGCATTCTTTTCCGCTTCCGCCTCACTATCAGCATACAATTTAAAAGCCGCAGCACCAGCCGCTAATGCAGCCACTATCCATACTACTGGATTAGCAAGCAATGCCGCATTAAAACCTAATGTTGCAACTGTCGCTTCAGTTTCTGCTACTGCTAATGCACTGGTAGATACTGCTGCGGTAGCTTGTGCCGTTCGTGCAAGTCCTAAAACCGCCGCTAAATCTTTGAAAGAATCCTTCATTGATAAGACACTATTCACACCTTGAGCAAAGTTCAAAGCACCTTGCATCTTTTGTGCTATTTCTTGCGCCTTCTTACTCTCACCACCAAACAATTGAACCGCACCAACTACACCTTGAAATGCGCCTAATGTATTCCCCAACACATTGTTTAATGCATTAAACTTTGCTTCAGGATTTAAAGCTTTAACGCGGTTATTGAAGTCTTCTAAATCATCATTTAAATTTGCTACTCTTTGTGCAGCAGTGGTTGCCTCTTTAGAACTTGCACCAAACTTTTCAGCCATTGCTTGCGCTTCATTTTTGGCTTCTTTAATTTGTTGTCTTAAATTCTTAAATTCTACTTCAGCTTTTTTATTAGCATCTACATTATCATTTAAACTATCAGTTAAATTATCAGATGCTTTAGCGGTCTTATTAAATTCATCGGTTAAGCTTTTTAAACCAGCGGTATTACCGACAACTTCAATTACTATTTTATCAGCCATTTTCTTTATACATATCTTCTACTAATAAAAGGTACTCGATTAAGGTAAGCTTCCGATAATTTACACCATACCGCTTACCAACTTTTACTCCAGTGACAAAATTGTTTTCAAGATTTCGTTGGATGTCCAACCAGTAACTTTCAACAATTGTTTCCTTTCCGTTTCGCTGATCTGTTTTAGACATTTCTCTAAATCGGTTGCTGATATATGAGGTAAGGGATATATGTGCCTTAAAGCAATTGGTACACTGCAAAAAAAAACCTCTGGTTGGTCGACATTGTCTTTCCAAAATTTAATCTTCTTTTCAGCATACTTTGCATCATACACATAAGGACTCTCATGTTCATCAAAAAAAGCAACACCAGCCATCTTATAAAGTAACTCTGCGGTCGGAACTATCCAGTTCAAACGCTCTTTAATCATTATCACCAACTCTCCAACCTTCATAATATCTATCTGACCATTCTTGCCCGACATCCACTCATACATCACCTCCACAAATGCTTTTAAATGGTCGTTAGTCATTCGATTATTCCATTCATCATATACCGCTAACGCTTGAAATCCGCGCTCGGTAAATGTGTTGAAACTATCTTGCAAACCATAATACTGCACACCTCCAACAGTGAATGCTGGAACTATTGTGTGACCTTCGTGTAATTGCCAATTAATTACTTTTTCCATAACTTTCTATTGCTTCGTGTAACTTATCTAATTTAGCTATCTCGTAGATATGCTTGTTTTTCATCAATGTAAACTCCGCTCTGTTGCGACAAACCTTTATTAAGATGTTATCGCGTTTGTATTTATCCTGATAACACGCTGAACAATTACACCTCCCTACAAATTCAAAACCTTGTTCAATCAGGTAACCAGTTAAATCAGTTCTAATTTTCTCTAATACTGCTAACAAATCCATAAGTTAACGCATTAATCCCGCATAGTGCAAGTGTATAACCAAACCAATAATGCCACGGCAAATCTAATGTAGGGAATACCCACAATGAATGAACTGATGCCATGCACACTGGACATAGGTAAATCGGTTTTTGCAACCATAGCGGTTTATCTTCAAGTAACTTCTCTATCCAGTTTAATATCATGCCTGGTTCAGTTGCGATGTTAAAACCAATACAGATAAAACTATTTATAATTAATGCTTCTATCATGCGAATGATACTGAATAAATATCTTGTATTAAATCATCAAAAAATGAAGTTTGCATTTGACCTAAAGCAACATACCATTCATTAGTATTTAATGTTAATACAGTGTCTTGATTATTTTTAATAACTATTGATGCATTAATTTCTTGACCAGTTTCATCTTTACATTGCACTAATTGCGCATTAATGTTTGATATTGGTATTATTATTTGCACGAAATCAGTACCAGTGTAGGTATCATCGTCAGTATTATAATTATAATAAACATCATATTCTAATTCAAAATATTGTTTATTGATAGTGCTTAATGTTATTGAAAGATTGCTATAAGCTCTTTCTTGAATTAAATTTGGCATATTAGTCAGATACGATTATTGTGTGAATGAATTTTAAATTTATTGTGTTGTAAACGATATTGTCTATCGTAAATTGAACCTGGTCGGTTAACTCACTATCAGTATATACTTTGCAAGTATAAGTAAACATTTCAGGTGTAAAAAATCCAACTGGGAATTCAGGTGCTGCCGCCCATAGCTGAACATCGCCATCTACATTAGTGCTTACCGCTTGACGATAACGCTTACCTCGGTTTGTTTCAATCACAAAGTAATAGTTACTACTTGGTATAATACCAGCTGGTATAACGTAATTATCCTCGCACGCAGTTAATGTTAATTCATATGCACCTTCACATACAGTTAATGGATTAGTAAAGCTTGCAGGATAGTAATTATCTTCAGTGGTGATAACAATCATTAATGGTACATCGTTCGGATTAGTAATCGTAAACGTAATTACGGAATCAGTCCCAGTGTTTAATGTGGTTGAACCTTGGATAGAATAAGTGATAACATAATTCCATGTACCAGCTAAACCATCCGCTACAATTTGGTCACACCAGTCGGTTAATGATGCATTAGGAGTTAAGTTATAACCTAAACCTTGAACGGTTGTGCTAAACATATACCATCCTGGTACATTGCCTAACTCATCACCTTTAATTGTAATAGTAGTTGTGTATGTTGCCATGCTTCAAATTTACGCATAAATTTTAATAAATTGATGGTGAAACGCAAAACAATAATACCTAAAGCAATCTAAAAAATCGGACATCTTAAACTCACTACTTCTATCTTTTTTAATGTCACCTTCATTGTCTACCTCCACATACTTTAAATCCTTTATTAACCTCACGCAACTATCGTTAATCTGTATGTCCGCTTTCTGCAACAAACTATTCATAAGCACTCTCGTATCGGCAACAGATGGATTAATATTACCGACCTTCATTTGATTGTCGCCTAACATCAGCTTTTGCTTTATTACCGTGTAGTAATTGTAGTTACCTTTAGTCAGTGCCGACCTATTGCGACCAGTGGCATCACCAGTTATAATTAACGGCACATTGTGGAAAGTAGCCAACAATAAATCACATAACTCAAAGATGTCGCTATTGCTTAACGCAAACTCTTGAATGATGCGGATAGTGTTACCATTGCTTTGCCCAGCAATACACGTAATCGGGTCTTTATTGAAGTCAAATGATAAATACACTGGAAGAGATGCATCGTAAAATAGACCACTTGCGATGTGCTTATTCGTATCAAATGCGTAAGCAAATGGATTATTAGTCACATCGACATCCTCCGCTAATATCTCGCACCTAAAGCTTAACTCATCCATGGTTTGCTTTATCTCTTCAATCTCATTAGGATCAATAAATGGATTGTCATAAGTCGATAGGTTAAACGATGCCCAGTTATCTTTTCTATTTGCGTGCAATTGCTTAAAATAGGTTTGCCCAAACTTTGGTGTAGATAGAATCCACGCATCACCTTTAAAATCCATTAGCGTTGGTAAGATGGTGTTTTGCCATGCATCTTTAAACTTCTTTGCTTTCTCCGCTTCATCTACTATCACACGCGCATACTTGCGACCTCGACCACTGTCAGGATTATCCATCGACCAAAAGTCAATCACACCTCCAGTGATAAGCTTTATCTGTTTTGTTTGCTCGTTCTTTTCTGCGATAATAGGCGATAACCTTGTTTTAACTTCAGACCAAACGTCAGCAAGGTCAGTGTAAGTAGGAGTGAAATAGGCAACAAAACCACCACTAATAGCAATTCGAGGTATGAGATAATTGATTGCAAAAGTTGTTTTGCCGAACCTCCTACCGATTTTAAGGACATTAAACCTCTTTGAATTATTAAGTACATTTATTTGTCCCTGGTGTAATTTCTTTAAATGAATCTCGATATCACTCATCCCACTTTATAACTACTTGTTGTTGTTCGTTGGTTATCTTTACTTGTTGTTGTGGTGTACCATAACGATAGTTCATGTAAAGCTTCACAAAGTTAAAGTCGCCACGTTCAACACCACGCAGTAGTACCGCAATGGCGCGGTCATCATAAGGCGATAGCTTACGGATTAGTTCTTGCTCTTCGTCACGTTTCTTGCGACCTGAACCTTCTCTAAAACCGCCTTTCTTTTTGGGAACTTTTGGAATTAATCCATCACTCATATATCAGTTTATTTAGCTAATATTAAATTCTCACCATTACGCAATAACACCTTACATCCTTTCGCCTTCTCAATTATTGCTTTATCGTTACCATCATGCTCAACGCACCATATCTTAACATCAGGTAGTTCATCATAAAGGCACATGAACAAATCAGTCGAACTACCTTCCACATCAATATTCACAAAATCGTACATATGTCCAACCTTTTCAAGTAAGGTCTTATGATGACAAGTCATTACTGCTATCATATCAAATGGTGTTTGCTTTTTCCATTTCTCTACATTCGGTAAGTTATGCGTTGCAGTCGCTTGGATGTTATCGTAAAAGTCAACCAACTTTTGGTCATCTGTAACAATGCACGCATTAACCAAAGTTAATTTATTTTTATACTCCTCCACATTTTCTTGCAACTTTATAAATGTTCGTGGTGATGCCTCAACCATTACACCAGTCCATCCGCGCTTAACTAACTCGTAAGTGTTGCTAAAAGTTATTCCATCAAAAGCACCAATGTCCAAGAAGTGACCAGTGCTATCACCTAAATAGTTTAGGATTATTTGCTCTTCGTTATTTTGACTATACATTATTTTTTTGTTCTATAATAGTAATAATACTCAACCTTATCAATAAAGCCAGCACTGGTAACCAAACCGCTATTAGCTAACTTCAAACCATAATCTTTGTCCTCACCAAATGTCTTTTCAGGATAACCAACCTTTAATGCTATCTCGGTTCGTATGGCGTTAATGTGCATTATCGGGCGATGGTAAATCGGGTACTTGCCTTGCTTTGCCGTTTCATAAGTCTGACCATGCTTATGAACGAACTCAATCGGATTGCGACCATCAGTATAAATCAAACCTTTAAATCCTATCACATCCACGCCCATGCTTATCATCTCTATGTGGTCGCTTATGTATGTGTCTGCTACCAGGTCATCGTCATCAATAAAGACACAGTAAGGTGTTTGGACTTGCTTAAGCATTAGGTTTCTAATCTTACCTATGTTTACGTTACCTTCATTAACGCAACTAATAATCTCCACGTGCGTTTGATCTTGCGCATTCAAGCACTTCATTAACCGCTCAAGGTAAAAGCCACGCTTCTTAAGTGTAGGTATGAGAATGGTCAAATACTTTTTAGAGGTCATAACCGCGCTTCTTTAGTTTATCGTAAATCATCTTACCATTGGTGTATGCATAGTGACTATTCTCGCGCTCATAAGTTGCATCTTTAGGTGCTTTACCTACAATGTAATGCATATGCTCAAACAATAGATGTCTGCAATCAATTAGGCAATCTAACTTCTTAACCACATCCAACAGAGCATTGTCAGCAAACAGACTAAAGAATTCGGGATGGTAGATGTAACCTATGCGCTCGTATAAGCTTTTGCTCATGATAGGCAAACTCATAATGTCACCATCACTTATACCATCATTAACCAGGATGCCATACATATCGCGGTCAATCTTAAGCTTAAGTAGTTCGTTCCAGTGACGCGGTGTTAGGAAGTCATCCGATAAAACAAGGAAGCAATCACCACTGGCAATCTTTGCCGCATTGTTGCACGCATCGACTAATGAACGGTTATTGTTAATGATCAAAGTAATTCCTGATGGCACGCACCATTGCGCATAACACGTTTGTTCTGCATCGTCACTATCAATACTCACAATGTACTCAAGTGTATCTACACTACTATCGAAGTTATTAATGCAACTCTCTGCTGCTTCAAATGCTTTTTGGCATCGACCTCTACTTGGATGAATGATTGTCCATTTCATATTTATCTACAATAACTTTAAATCCGTTTGTTTCTAATTCTTTAATGCGGTACTTCTGCAATTCACTCAACCTCCCTTTCTCGTTCTTGACCTCCACAAATAATACCTCACTCGGTTTGATGCACAATAAGTCAGGTATGCCGTTCTTATTCGTTTTAGCCAATTTAATAACATAGTACCCATCCTTTTCATATTTGGCAATTACTTTCTTTTGATATACACTCTCAAGCACCTTGACCTTTGTATTTCTTGCGGTAATTTTTGGACATTTTTAGTCCACTATTTTTCTTTTTGGAATGCACACCAGGTCGCTTACGCCTCGCCTTTTTGATGAACCTTGTGCTTATTGTTTTGGTTGCTTTCGCCATTGATTTATAATTGATTGATTGATAGACTATTGACTAATCTATTTAGAATTAATCTAAATAACTACTCCACTATTTGCCAATAAATAGTACCGTTATCGCTGGTGTTAGTTGACCTAATCTCAAAGCTTACGTTGTTAACCGTGTTAGGCGAAAATATGTACACGTTACCGATTAAGGTAGTGTTGTCCTGATTACGCGTAAGTATAACCGCTTTACCAGCATGATAAGAACTTACTGTTGCTCTCCCAGCTACCAAGTCGATATAACCTGATAACTCATAATTGATGGTTGGTGTATTTGTAACTGATACAACCTGATTTACTCCATCTTCAACCCATTGGTAAATTATGTCTTGTCCCATTTTAATAATAATAATAAATGCAGTATGAATTTGCCCCACTAAATATGTTACCTAAACTCGATGCTGATGCTGGCAAAGTTGTGTAGGTTAATGATTGACTATAACCAGTTATAAGTCCATTATTTAATGTCCCAGTAGTACCAATAACATCAGGTAAATTTAAATTAGCTATTGATGCAACAGTTCCAGTGCTTGCGTTGCTAAAATAAGCAAACCAATATAATCCTTTAGTTAATGTTACTGATAATCCAGTTACAATCCTTTGTCCAGTTGAACCATCTAAAGTAATCGTACCACTGTCAACTAATCTACTTGATGGTTGGTTAGTAGATGCATTGTTTGAATAAATACCTACTCTCGCAGTATTACCAGTCCCAGCTATTGTTACAACTGAAATACCTAACTGTGTAATAGTAATATCTCTCTCAATTATAACTGGACTATATCTAATGCTATTTGCTACGTTAGGTGTTGAGCCAATAGCTAATGCATTAGTTGAAGGGGTGTAAAATCTACCACTTAACCTATATGCCCAAGGCGAGGTAACCTTACCATTAAATGTACTCCAGTCTGTAGAGGATAATACTCCAGTGTTTGATGCACTTGCATTACCAGTAATGGTTGCAATAGATGCAGTCTTCCACTGACTAACTGAACTATCAAAATATAAAGTGTCATTATTGTTTGGTGCGGTTGCTTGCACATCATGTAGTTCATCCAACTCATAACCATTCTGCGGACGCACATACATTCTACCCGCTGAACCAGGACTTGCAGTAAGTACATAGCCAACATAAACTAAATGGTTTGGTGCTGATGGTTTAATTTTAGTAAACGAACCAGCCGTTGCACCTAAATAAATAGGATCACCATCCGCCCAAGTCGATGTTGGTAATATCGATAAGTTGTCAAGCTGACCTTGCATGATGATTAATCCTTTCTGATTTGCTGCTATTGATGTCGATTGAACAACTCCGATGGTTTGTGCTGATGTCGCATCAGTGGTATTCGATGCAAGCTTAACTCTTAATCGGTCGCCAGTACCACCAAAAGCATATACCGCTTGACCTTTAGTAATCGTTACACTATCAGCATTTGTTACGTATGCAAGCAATGTGTTTGGTGCAGTACCTATACACTGAAAAGCATCAGTAGTTGAATTATAAACGGTTAAAATCTCACCGCCATCTACAATGTCACCGCCTATTAATGCACCATCATTATTGCGATAAAGTGCTTTAGCACCTAAAGAATTTACGTTTAATGTACATCCAGTTGTGTTACCATTAGTAAACCTAACCAAGTATGCATCACCATCCGCATAAGAAGTAACACCAGTTATACTTACCGCATAAGTATCAGTTCCTGATGCCGTGCCGTGTAGTATACCACCACCAGTTGAAGTACCAGCATAATTATTTATAATTGCATCTACCGCAGTTTGCAATGCTATTGCTGATGCTACTGATGGACTTGTGCAATCGGTGTATAACAATTTAAACTCCTGACGATAAATTGAACTTTCGTATTCGTGGGTATTTAAAATAAAATAATCACCATCGACCGCCGTTGAACAATAAACCTTTTTAAATAAAAGTTCATCACCATCGACAATAACTTTAAGTATAGTTGCACTTTCATCTATAAATTGATAACTCATACGCGATAAAATGTTAATCCTTTAAACGTTACACCTTTTGCAATGTAGGTTTTCAAAGTTAGGAAAGTTTTTACAGAACCATTAAAAAAGAAGTCATTAATCTCATGAATATTGTCAAAGATAAGCCCAGTTTCAACATTTAGCAACTTACCACTTTTATTACCAAACTTACCTTTTGCATATGTATTACCTAATTTAGCGAAACTATATTTCAATTTAGCTGCATAACTACGATAACCAATTGCGTTTTTATTGCCTTTAGATTTATAACTAATAAGTGCAATTGACTTTTCACTAAACTTTTTACCTAACCTATTTTTATTACCAATCATTCGATTGCGCTTTTTAATAGGATCTTCCAAAACTAAATTGCCGCCTGGTAATATGTTTACCAACTTACCACCATCGATGCGCCGACCATAATGTTTTATCCAGTATTTTTCGCGCTCCATGATATGCTTTCTATCTTCACTCTCCTCCACTATTTCAAAACGAAATCCATCCTTTGCCATTTCTTTCCACGCTACACTTCTTTTGCTTTCATCGTATGCTCGGTGATATTTACTAATGCCGTTATTTTTTCTGCATTTGCCAATGCCTACATAGAAAACTTTATTGTCATAATAGTGTTTATAGAGAAAGTACATAATCTTTTTTGAAAAGTCGCAACGTATAATTTTTTTTATTTTTTACGGCATTGTAAATTTTATGCTCAATACCATTAATTGCAAATATCCAAAATATTTTGTTAAAAGTCCTGACATTGGTTGTCATCCTATCACGTGCTTGAAAGTAGGTAACTGCTGAAAAATCAATATTCATAAACACTAAATATTCAGCATTTTTCAAACTAATACCCTCGCGTCCACTTACCATTTGTAATGCTATAATCTTATCGGTAGTGTCAAACTCATGTAAATCCTCTGTTAACGCTCTTCCAAAGACCTTATATAACATTACTAATTCTGTCCTAAACTTATAAAAAATGCCGATTTTTTTACCCTCAAAATGTTTTTTTATAAATTCAGCTTTAGTAGTATCTATTATTATTCCTTGATTATCTTCAGTTAAAATAGTACCTGAATAAAGCTGATGTAATTTACCCATTAATTTAACACCAGTATCAGCCAATACATCCCCATCAGGTAATTGAATAACTTTATTAGCTTCTAATTCATCAGCAATATTATATACATCACTGTTCATTTTTACATAAAGGACTTCCTCTGTAATTTCAGTGACAAATCCACTACTTTTTTGTGACCATCTAATAAAATAATCATCAATTTTCGGAAATAATTTAGATTCATAAACTTCGCTATAATCATTTACGATACCATAGCCAAATTGCTTTTGCTTAATGTTAACATAGATTTTTGCCCACTGGTAAAAGTTCATTCCAACAAATGGATTTTTTTGGCAAACAAAAAATTGATGAAATATCTGACTATAACTTTCGGGATGCGGTGTGCCACTTAAAAGTATCTTATCCGTTTCATAATAAAAATTACGAAGTTGTGAAACGCGTAAACTTGGTTTTGGAAAAGCACCTAAAGTATGTGCCTCATCACATATTATTAGGTCAAAGTTATCCCTAATTTTGTGTATGCTTTCGTAATTAATTACCCTAATTTTATAACTAAATCCGAAGTTAGTGTAGTCATCTTCAATACTTTTGATGGCTTTCTTTTTAGTCAAAAATAAAACATTCTTTTTACCTAATAATTCAGCCGCTTTTAGTGCCATTAATGTTTTGCCAGTACGCACCTCCGCGGCAATATAACAAAAGCCAAACTCTCTGACCTTTTCAGCAGTCTGTTGCGCTATCCTTTTTTGATAATCTCTTAATTCCATCTTACAATCAGGTTTTTAGTTACCGCTTCTTTTGACCTTTCGTATTTTAATCCAAAAAATTTGCATGAACTATCCAGTGCTTTGCTGAACCTTTGTTTAGAATAGTCCTTTTCGCTAAACTCTGACTGCGTTAAAAATTCGGAATACAAGCTGCTAATCTTTGTCCAGTCCTCCACTTTTCGCTCAACAAACCAATCATAAAATTCAGGTGTAAACTTATCACTAATGCGCTTCTGTATTGATGTTTCTGATTCAGCCATTTTACGCAAGTCATTGCCTAAATAAAACTGAACTGATGTTAACATGAAAGTGTAAAAAATATCCCATCGTTCAGCATTCCACCCGATAAATAAATGTTCGCCCAGGTAGTCAACTGGTGTATTTTTATCATTAAAGAAATTGCTAAACTCAAGTAAAAATTGCCTTCTGTTAGATGCTTGAGATTCATTATCGATATTATAATTTGTGGTAATTAAAAACTTTGGGGAATTTTCGTAGTCAATAAATAATTCGTCTTTATTTTTCTTTTCTACTGTTAAACCATCAGTAATCTTACTAAATAAGCTTTCAAAAGGTAAATTCTTTTCAGTGTCCTGAAGTAAAATAATTTTAGTGTCAATAGTGATACGTTGAAAAGCAAACGTTTTATTGGGATCAAATCCTTTTCCATCAATAGTAACCGTTTTACATAATTTGCTAACGGCTTTCGTTAGTAATCCCTTTCCAGTACCACCGCCAACTTTATGATTTGAACTTTCCTCACCAAAAATAATACAGTAAGGTTTCATTTCATCTTTATAATCGTGGAGGAGATAACCGATAATGTTCATGCAGTAATCAGCACGGTCTGTATTATCCGCGTTTATTTTCCAAATAAATTTATAAAATGGATGCTCAATAAAGTTATCGTTTAACTTAATCTCATGTTTAATAACTGAACTTTTCCAAACCACATAATTTTTAATGTCATCATGTGAATACTCCAACAACTCGATGCCGTTGGTAGCACTTACTCGCGCAATGCCATTTAAAAAAGGAAAGTATGCATAGTGCTTATCACTCTTTAATATTTTAACATTAGTGTATTCAACAAATTCCATCTGACCATCACTGAATAAAGTGTTTGACCTTTGTTGAACTATCTCAAGTAAATCATCACGCATGATACTATCAAACACATATGATAATGACATTATGTAATCATAAATAGCATCTTTAATGTCTGTTATTTTAACCTCCTCAATTAATCCCTTTTCAATCTTAACATATCGAAAGGTATTATCAATTCGATATCGATAAATGTTCAGGTGATTACTAATAAACTGCGTGAACTTATGCAACTGAATTTTAATAGTCGGCTTTCTATCCTTATTCGGAATGACCTCCCAAAATTGCGCAATCTTTTTACCTTGGTTAGCTTCGTAGTTGTCTATTATTTCGGCGCAATCAGCAATGCTTAATCCATCCAGCTTACGTATCTCATCTATTATTTCATCCTTTTCGGCATTGTCAGCTTTCATCGAATGGATGACCGATGCATATTTACTTTTTATGTTTTTACGCACTCGACCATATCCAGCATCCAACAATTCCTTAAAGCATTTAGTCCAGTCATTATTACAGTTTAAAAGGCAATAGATTGCACTTTTATTGTATGCTTTTTCACTTTCGAATTGTGTCGATGTACTAAAGCAATAAAACTTATTTAGGTCTTTATGATATGTGCCTGATGTTTTACTCGATGTGTCACCTGGTCTTTTCAAAAAGAAACGTGTCCCATTTTCCTGGACAATTGTCCAACCATGTTTAGTAAATTCAGTTAAGATATCACCGCGCAAATTATAATCGTCAAATGGACTATCGATAAAACTACTGTCATCGACATCCTTAATCTTTTTTGGAACTATAACCTCACTTTCAACAACCTGATTAAATGATCGTGCCAGTGTCAATAGTAAATCGCGCTCTTCAGCACTAATTAAAATTGCCTCGGTTCGTAAACTTTGAAATTCATAACCTGATGTTGGAGGTGCTAAACAATATCCTTTCTCCGCTT